GATGATTGGATCTTCACTGGGCGTCACCACAGGCCTTCGACAGCAGTCGTGGACAAGCCACACGATCAACCGTCTAAGACAGGCCACAAATCCTCAATCTTTTTGAAGAACGCCTGCCGCAAACGTGTAACACTATTGCGGGCGCGGAGAATAGATAAAGCGTCCTGCACACCCTTCCCTAGATTACCAGTGCGTACAGTGGTACCAACAGCGGAAGTAATCGCATCAACGACGCCGGTCGAGGCAAGCACGGGAATACCAGCTTGAAGCACAGACTTTGGGTCCGAGACAAAGAGAGAAGCCGCACGCTTAGCTTTCTTCCACAACATTCCAAAGTCAGGGAGGGCTCTTGGATCGTGAGAACGCTCACGCAAGTGCATAGTTTCCATGATGGCCAGACGACTGACAATGGCGCTGGTGGCACTGTCATTAGTGTCCGAAGCGACAGGTAAAGCGTTACCAACGACGTGGGCTATTTCGGTCAGATTGTTCTCCATCAGTACGATAGCATCGTTCGCTAGGGCGACTGCCATTTCCTCGGTCGTTTGGTTACCCATGATATCCGCTGGGATGATCTCGTCGACGATTTCACCTTTGTAAGTGGTCTCACGCAGGAGGATGGGGGTGATCGTCAGCAGACCATCCATCAGGGTGGGGTTCTTGAAGTTGGATGCTGAAGTGACGGAGCTCATTAGCAGACACCCGAAACCATACACGTACGGCTTGCCAGCAATCGTCTCCCGTTCAAACAAGGCCTGCAAATGCAGCATCTCCAGGGTGGAGTTTCCTCTGATGCTGACGATGGAGTTCACCACTGATAGAGAACCGATCGCGACTACGGAGGCGGCGACGATGTCACTGGCCAGCTGGATCTCGTCGTAGGGGACGCGGGCCTCAATCAGTACGATACCAGGGACAGCGCTACCATAGTCGGGGTTGTCCAGGATGTTGATCGGCATGCCACTCACATCTAGCAGTAGCCTGGAATCCAGCATACGATTCATGTCCAGCACTTTGGTAGGACCAGGGCCGATTTGGATGGTGTATGTCCTAGCGGACAGCTCAACGGTCGTACGAATGATGGCAGTTGGATTAATCACGCTGATCCAATGGGCATCGTCACCTTTGATATAAGCAGCGCGGTAGTCGCGGGGAGCGAGGGACGGGGTGAAGGTTGAGACCGGGAGTGGCGAGTCGGAGGATATCAAGTCCAGGTTCTTGGAGGTCACCTGATCCATGGCGGCAGTGAGGGTAGCACTTGACCCAACCATCAGTCCAACCGAGCTGGATGACGAGTTCATGACGGAGGCGATCTCACCAAGGGGGCCAGAGGCGACAGGGGGCTCTCCTGATACAGTACCTGGACGTAGAGCGGTGTATTTCGACACCGCGACAGTGTAGAATTCATTGGGATACACCAGCACGAGACTGTCCAGGGGGAGGGCGGACTGCAAGAATTCGAGAATGGACTTCCATTTGCAAGTAGCGTTTCCAGCCATCAAATCCGAGGTCAGGAGAGACATAGCTTGATCCAGATCGCGGTTCCAATCAGCGATGGATTGCAGACGGTTGGTCAGCGTGAGCTTGAAATTTCGGAGGGACTGGCTCGAGATGAAGGGTCCATCGATGATCTCACCATGCATGAAGGCGTCATCAGGGTTAGCACCGACATAGGCGGAGAGGGTGACTGAGTAATTGCTCAGCTCGAGGTGTCCACAACCAGTGCGGGTGATGGCAAACAAGGGTTCCCAGGAGTTTGTTTCCAACGACGCTTTTGCTAGCGTTTCTGACGTGTTAACGCCAAGGTACGAGTAATCACCTTCTTCGGTAACGTACAATATCAGATTTTCGGCCGATGGGGCTGAGGATCCACTTAATACGAAAGCTTTACCGGTAGGATTAAGCATGCCAGGTTTAAGGTCAATGGCTGGAGAAGCAGAGGCGACCATTTCGGAGGTTGGTGAAAAGCGTTTCCATCGCCGTTAATGTTGTACACGTTTGTTGAGGTCTGAACGTTCCCATGATTGAGTAGGCTCGGAGAAGATAAAAC